TTGAAACTGATTTAACTGGTACATCATTTTCAAATCCTAACATTTACAACGAATATCAATCAGTAATTGATTTTGTTGCAACTAGAAGCTCACAAAGTGGGGGTTTTGTTGATTATAGAACTATTACTCTAAGTAATGTAAGATTACCAATATTACCAGTTGAGTTAATTGGTTCGTTTGATACATTGAATTGGTTTAGAGTATATGTAAACTCAGAATTCAAACCATCGACAACTTACACATATTCGTTTAATGGTACAACCAATGAAATCGTATTTATATTCAATGCAACTTTAGGTTTTGAATTGGATGCTAATGATGAAGTTGATGTTGTTGGTAAATACGAACAACTATGAACATAAAGACTCTTAAAAACATAATGAAAGAGGTTAATCAACCTAAAGAGTTTACATTAACACCTGTAAATCTAACACATGACTTGTATTGGATTTGGAAGGTTACTAATTGTAGATTAAAAACTTTAGATAGTAGGTTGGCATCTCTTAGGAAGCCTGATAGTAGATTTGATATATTTGTATGGGGTGGGTTCATATCACATAACGATTTCAAATTTGAACAAGTTGGAAATGATTTTCATATAAAATTTATAAGAACAAACTTTCCATCAACTATTTTAAATCCAAATGACCCTAATTATGGTCAACCTTGGAGTTTTGAGAATAGTGATGAGGTAAAAATTGAAGGTGATTTGGAAAATGTAATATAATGGCTAGAAAAAAACCAAATATTGATTTAGGTAATATTACCAAACGTAGAGATAGGGAATCCTTTAAAAACTTTGTATTAGAAGTTATAGAGGATACTTTTTTATATGAGGCAACACCTACTACAATACCATTAGATGGGGATACTCAAACATTATTTACATTAGTGTTGGATGGGTATAGATTTGTTTACGAAGAATTAGTCGTTTCAGATTCTAAAGATTACTTAGATGTATATTTATATGGAGTGAAGCAAATAGATAATTACGATGTAACATTTGATGCTACATCAATAACAATTACTTTTACTGAGAGTATAACGAGAGTTCCTACTGATGTGGTACGAACTGATTTCGAAATTAAAGGTAAAATTACAGAAATAGTATAATGGCTAGATTAATACCGCAGAAGCAGATTGAAGAGATTAATATTTTTAAGGATAATGTATCCGCAAATAAATCTGTCTTTATATCTGGCTCACTTATAGTATCCCAATCAATAAACATTGGTAGTGAATTAACAACACCACAAAGTATAACTGGTTCAGTAGAAATTACTGGTTCATTGGAAATTGATGGTAATTTAATATTCGCAAATTCCGAAAACAGATTAGATGCAACCGCATCATTTGCTGATGAATCGGTGGATACTCAACGATTTGGTGGAATATTAGCAAAAGACTTTGGTGAAAGTGATGCTACTCTATATGTATCATCTACCAATGGTAGTGATGATAACGATGGTAGAACTCCCCAATTCCCATTAAGAACGATTAAGAAGGCAGCTAAGATTGCAACTGATGGTGATGATGGTAGATATGGGTTACCAACTGGTTCTTTATTTAGTGGATTTGCTATTAAAATTGATACTGGTACTTACTTAGAAGAAAACCCAATTGAACTTCCAAAAAACACAACTGTTTGGGGAAGTGGTTTAAGGGTAACTAAAGTTCTTGCTAAAAACGAAAACGAAGATTTATTTTGGGTAAATAGTGGTAACTACTTATCTGAAATGACTTTTGGAAATTTAAGAGTATTCCCATCAGTTGATGTATCTGAAAAAGGATTCGCTGTGGCATTTGCTCCTAACGCATTTATTACAACATCTCCATATGTTCAGAACTGTTCTATGATTTCTAATCAAGAGAACTCATTCTTAGAAGCATATGAGGAGATTCCTGCTGGTGGCGGTGGATTGAATGTAGATGGAAATAGAATACATCCAGATTCCCCACTTGCTTCAATGGTATTGGATGCATATACACAAATTGCACCAAATGGTGTAGGTTGTCAAGTTGTTGGTAGAGGATTTATACAATTAGTATCTTTCTTTACAAACTTCTCAGCATATTCTGTGAAGGTGGTAGATGGTGGACAAGCTGTACTTCTTAACTCAAACACATCATTTGGTGATTTTGGGATGTATGCTAGTGGTTCTCGATTTATTACTGGTAGTGGTGGAAATGGTGAAGCATTTTTTAATGTACAAAACAACTATTCAATTATTGTTGACACTATTAAAAATGGGTTAACATCAATACCTGATTTAGTTCCAAATACATTTGAGGGTAGACGATTAACTGACCCAAATGAGGTACCTCAATATTTTGTATCGGAAGATTCAACTATTGATGTAGCTGAAAGAGTTAAATCAGATTTTAGAATCGTAAGTTCTATCGTAGAAGATGGTATTACTAATGTACCTAAATTACTTGCAAAAAGTGGTAAAGGTGGATATGGACCTGAATCATTATATAATGTTGGTGGTAAATCACAATATGTAAATGAAGCAACTGCTTCTAATACGGATGTACAGTTAATGGATACTAACTTTGATATTATATTAGATATAATTGAACGAGGTAACAATGCAACATCATCATATGTACAAGCAGATAATGTATCATCATCTATAAAGATATCAGATACATCTCAATATTCAACATTCGCAGTACAATCCACTACTAATGAAAATATAGTAGAACGATTTGATACTGTAATTAGTATTATAGAAAATGGATTAACTACATCACCTATTGTTAGTAGTAGTACTATGGCTGGTTATACGTTTACTGATACTACAATATATGAAACTGATATAACTTCATCATTGGAAACTATCCAATCGGTAAGTTCATCATTCGCACTTGTATATGATATTTTAGCAAATGGAACTGGTTCATTACCAACTACTATTTTGAGTAGTTCGGTTGAAAAACCATCAGTTGATGTTCAAAATGCATATACATTATTAATAGAAAATATACCATTCATACAGGATGAAACTATTGCATATTTAAGTTCTTCTTGGAGTGAACACCCATACAATCAAGAAACGTGTAAACGAGATGTAGGTTTCATAATCTCATCATCAGCACATGATTTATTATTTGGTGGAAATGAAGAATCAATTCGTAGTGGAGTATTCTATTACCAATTCCCTTCAAACGCAACAACAACCGAAAAAGACCCAACATTAACTGGTGTAAAGTATGCTAGTGAGTTGGCAATCAATATATTAGATGGTAAGGTGTTTTCAGAGGCTTCTAGTGAGTTAGATAATGCATATGATGTAATCTATCAAAACAAAGATTTCGTTAGAGAGGAAACGATTGCATACATTTCTTCTTCTTGGAGTGAATTTGAATATAGTGATACTAAATGTAAAAGAGATATTGGGTATATCTTAGATGCCGTAGCAACTGATATACATTATGGTGGTAACGAACGAAGTGTAATAGCTGGTGAGTTTTACTATCAATATCCATCATTAGCAATTGTTGATAATAGAACTACGGGTCAATTACAACAAACGTTAGATGCAGTTAAATATGCAAAACGTATTACTCAAAAGTTGGCTAATAATGAAACATTCATATTACCTTCAGCATCAGTACTTGCTGCAGTTAATTTGATAAAAGAAAATCGTTCATTAATCCAAAATGAAACAACTACATATATCGATACTCAATACCCTAACTTCTCATATGATAGAGTTAAGTGTAGACGAGATGTTGGATATATTGTTGATAATGTGGTAACTGATTTATTATATGGTGGTAACGAACGAAGTGAGTTAGCTGGATTGTACTACTTTAAATTTCCATCAATTGCTAATACAACTCAATTAGAGGAAACATTAGAAGCAATTAGATATACTAAGGAATTTACTAAAGCAATAGCGAAATCTATTGTATTAGAAACTCCACAGGTAATTCTAAACGATGCTGGTAATATTAGAGTAACTTCATTTGAACCAACAACTGGTTCAATATCTGCAACCGATACTGAGGTACAAATTGTTTCTCAATCATTTGGCATAATTGAAGATATCATTAGATATGGTACGGATTCGGTACTAAGTTCAATCGCTGGTAATTCAGAGGATTATATTTGGAATTTAGAAAACCCATTAAATGTTAGTGGTATAGCTCAAATTACATCCGATAATGTAGCAACAGAAGTTACTGAAAATTTAGTAACATCTAATTTCGATACTGTAATAAAAATTATTGAAAGTGGTAGTTCAATTGAAACTGAACAAACCATTGGAACTGATTCTAAGGGTAATCCAATATCAACTGTTGGTATTCCTAAAAGTTCATATGGTGATAACTTAGTAACAACTACAATTGGTACTACAATTCCATCTGATATAACTTTAGTAAAGAATACTGAAGCTGGTATTAAGTTTGGAAGTGGTGTACAAATATCATCATCCATATCAGTAGATTCAACAACTATAAATAAAGTATCATCATCATTCTCAACTGTATCCAATATCATACAATATGGTGTTAGTGGTAGTTTAAATATAATCGGTTCATCCGATGCATCTACAAACTTTGAGGTGGTAACATTATATGATGATAGTTTTAGTATAGCTAAAACACAAATACAAAAGTTTGATGATGTTGATGGCAAAATATTAGGTGAGGATACTGGTTCATTTGATGATAGTGTAAAAGACCCTACCCTTACATTAAAGAGGGGGGATTTATATACATTCTCAATAAATTCATTAAGTAATGTAAATGCAATACTAAGTGAAACACAACCATTTATTATAGCAACTAATAGAAGTACTGATACAAAATACAGATATAATGATGGAATTACTAATAATGGTTCTACATTTGGAACAATTACATTTATAGTTCCATTTGATGCACCTGATAGATTATTCTATGTAAACGGAAATAATGTAAATGCTAGTGGTATAATTAATATTGTGGATGAGTTACCATTATCGGATACTCAAAAATATGTTGAAATACCATCAATTGGATTAGTTGAAGTTGTAACAAACAACTCCGATGCAATTAAGATATCTAATATAGAGCAATATACATTAATATATACGGCTTCTTTAAACGAATCAAATGAAATCAGTTCATCATTTGCAACTTCAATTGATATATTAAAAAATGGAGTAGGTGTATTTACTCCTACAACAGCAACATACAATCCTGCTAATGGGGAATTTGTAATGACTATTTCTCAACATGGTTTAGATGTTGGTGATAGAATTTACTTAGAACCTGAATCATTTGTATTCACTTGTGATATGGATGGTAATAGAACTGAACATAAATTACCGTCAGTTGGTCAACCTGCTTATGCTGGACAATTAACAATAAACTCAATAACTGATAATACCATAAGTGTAAACGTTGGTAAATCAGGCCCTAATATAAACTTTAATCCAACCAATGCATCTTATGAACCAGCAACTGGTGAATTTAGTGCAACTGTTGGTAAACATAGTTTAAGTGTAGGGGAAGGTATTGTACTTTCTAATGAATCATTTGCTTTCACTTGTGATATGGATAATAACCAATCGGTTAAATCATATCCAAGAGTTGGTATTGACCCATTTGTAGTACGTTCTATTCCAATCACATCAGTAACCGATACTACATTAACATTCAATGTTGGTGCATCTGGTCCAAATAAATACTTTACACCAACTGATGTTAATTACAATGCATCAAACGGAGATATGTTAGTGACTGTTGGTCAACATGGTTTAGGAATAGGTAGAAGTGTAGTATTAGAAAATGAATCTTTTGCTTTCACTTGTGACCAAGATGGTGATTCTACAACTCATTCTTATCCGAGATTAGGTTCTGACCCATATGCTGGAAAATCAATTGTAATAACTTCGGTTGGAACTACATCACACACACCAACAAATGCTCCATATAATGCATCAACTGGTTTAGTTACTTTAACAATAACTGGTCATACGTTTAGTAATGGAGATTATATTAAAGTTGAAGATGGTGGATTAACTTATAGTTGTGTATTGGATGGTAATACTGTAACTAAATCATACCCAAGAGCTGGATATGATTACCCAAGCGGAAGATGGATTCAAATTTCAAATGTAACAACTGATACGTTTGATATTAATATAGGTTCATCATCGTACACTGGAGCACATACATTTGTATCTGCAACTACTGGTGGAATAAAAAGACAAACTGGTACATTTACAATTAATGTTGGAAATGCTGGAACTGCTCAAAATTCTTTACATACTTTTGTATCGGCATCAGCTAACGCTGTGAAGCATGAACCACAATCACCACATACTTTTGTATCGGCATCAAATTCAGCAATACAACATTTACCTCAATCAAATCATACGTTTGTAAGAACAACTACAAATTCGGTAAGTAAATTACCAATAGTAGTAGAAAATACATCTGAATTGGTTAAGGTTACTAATACAACTCAATATACATCATCAGTATCACCTCAATTAAGTGAAATAACTTATGTAAGTTCATCATTCGCTGTGGTAATTGATGTATTGGAAAATGGTATTGGTTATACACCAACTACCGCAACATACAATCCTGCTGATGGTGAATTCGTAATGACTATCCCAAATCACAATTATAGTGTTTATGATAGTATTTACCTAAGACCGGAATCATTCACATTTACTTGTGATATGGATAATAATAAAACTGAACATAATTTACCATCAATTGGTCAAATTGCTTATACTGATAAGTTAATTATAACATCTGTAACCAATAATACTATAAGTGTTAACGTTGGTATATCAGGACCAAACGTAGAATTCACTCCAACAACCGCATCGTATGACCCATCAACTGGTGATTTCGTAATGACTGTTGCAAGTCATAGTTTAAGTGTTGGTGAAGGAATAATAATGGATGTAGAATCATTCGCATTTACTTGTGATATGGATAATGACCAATCAGTTAAATCTTACCCTCGATTGGGTATAGACCCATACGCTGGTCGTTCAATGAAGATTACTTCAATAACCGATACTACAATGACGGTTAATGTAGGAACTTCAGGTCCGAATAAATATTTTACTCCAACCGATGTTGATTATAATGCATTGACTGGAGATATGATTTTAACTGTTTCTGAATCATTTGGTTTAGGAATTGGTAGAAGTGTAGTATTAGAAAACGAATCGTTCGCATTTACTTGTGACCAAGATGGAAACACAACTACTCACTCTTACCCAAGAAGTGGTTCTGACCCTTACGCTGAACAATCAATTGTAATTTCATCAGTTGGTAAATCATCACACACTGTAATCGATGCACCTTATGATGCATCAAATGGGGATGTTACTATAACAATCTCTAATCATAATTTCAGTAATGGTGACTACATTAAACTTTCTGATAATTCATTAACTTATACTTGTATATTAGATGGTAATACAACTCAAAAGAGTTATCCAAGAACTGGAATAGATTATCCATCTGGTAGATGGTTAGAGATTTCTAACGTAACTACAAATACATTTGATATTAATATTGGTTCTTCTCCTTATACAGCAGCTCATACATTTGTATCAGCTACAACAAATGGATTAGAAAGACAAGATGGTACGTTTACAATTAATGTAGGTGATGGTGGTAGTGCATCTGGTTCAATCCATACATTTGTATCATCATCGATTGATGCAGTAAAACATTTACCTCAATCAGTTCATACTTTTGTATCGGCATCGAATGGGGCTGTAAAACACTTACCTCAATCAAATCATACATTTGTTAGAACTACTGAAAATTCAATAAGTAGTTTACCTAATGAAATTTCAAATGTAGCAAATACTATAAAGGTAACGGATGTATCTCAATACATTTCATCTTCGGTAAGTGGAACATTGGAAAATATAGAGTTTGTATCTGAATCAGTATCGATTGTTTATGATATTGTAAAAAGTGGTATATCATCATCTACACCAACAAGTGCTAGTTATGACCCATCTAATGGTAATTTTGTAATTACTATACCAAACCATATATTTGAAGTATCGGATTCAATTTATTTAAATCCAGAATCATTCACATTTACTTGTGATATGGATAATAATAAAACTGAACATAATTTACCTGGCGTTGGTCAACCTGCTTATAATACTGAATTAGAAATCACATCGACAACTGATGATACTATAACTGTAAATGTTGGAGTATCTGGACCTAATGTATCGTTTAATCCAACTACTGCTAGTTACGACCCATCAACTGGTGATTTCGTAATGACTGTTGCAAGTCATAGTTTAAGTGTTGGCGAAGGAATTATATTAGACCCTCAATCATTCGCATTTACGTGTGATATGGATAACAATCAATCAGTTAAATCATATCCAAGAATTGGAATTGACCCATACGCTGGTCGTTCAATGAAGATTACTGGTATAACTGATACTACAATGACCGTTAACGTAGGAGTATCTGGTCCAAATAAATACTTTACACCAACTGATGTTGATTATAACGCATTAACTGGTGATATGATTTTAACTGTTTCTGAATCATTTGGTTTAGGAATAGGAAGAAGTGTAGTATTAGAAAACAACTCAATCGCATTTACTTGTGATATGGATGGCGATTCTACAACTCATTCTTACCCAAGAAGTGGTTCAGACCCATACGCAGAACAATCAATTTTGATTACTTCCATTGGAACAACACAACATAGTGTAATTAACGCTCCCTATGATGCATCAAATGGAGATGTTACTATATCAATCTCTAATCATAATTTCAATAATGGAGATTATATCAAACTTTCTGATAATTCATTAACTTATACTTGTATATTGGATGGTAATTCTGTTGAAAAATCATATCCTAGAACTGGAATAGATTATCCATCTGGAAGATGGTTAGAAATATCTAATGTAACATCAAACAAATTTGATATCAATATAGGTTCTTCACCATACACATCAGCTCATACATTTGTATCAGCTACAACAAATGGTTTGGAAAGACAAGATGGTACGTTTACTATAAATGTAGGAGATGCAGGTAGTGCTTCTGGTTCGATACACACATTCGTATCAGCATCAAATAATGCAGTAAAGCATGAACCACAATCACCTCATACATTTGTATCAGCATCAAATGGAGCAATTAAACACTTACCACAATCAGTTCATACATTTGTTAGAACTAAACAAAATTCAGTAAGTGTAACAAAGCATCCTGAACTATATGAAATTCGTTCTACTGATGAATCTACAATAGCGGCATATGAAATTATTAAAAATAATATTCCATTTATTCAAAGTGAAACTCTCGCTTATCTATCATCATCTTGGAGTACTGCTTCATATGATGAATCTAAGTGTGGTAGGGATATTGGATTAATTATTAGTGGAGCAGCTGAAGATTTAGTTTGGAACACATTATCAGCATCAGCAGTAAATGGAAACTACTATTTAGAGTATCCATCTCAAGCTGAAACATCTCAACTAAATCAAACATTGGATGGTATTGAGTATGCTAGTAAACTTACACAAAAATTAATTCAAAACATAGAGTTTGTTACTGCTTCTTCTGAAGCAACAACATCACATACTCTATTATTGGATAATAAATTACTTATCCAAAATGAAACTATTGAATATATTTCATCTTCTTGGAGTGACTTTAGTTATTCGGAAGGTTTATGTAGAAGAGATATAGGACATATTATAGATGCAGCAGCAACTGATGTATTATATGGTGGTAACGAAAGAGCAGTACAAGCCGCATCTTTCTATTATAGTAACCCATCATCTGCAACTGGTTCACAATTAAATCAAACTGTTGATGCTATTGATTACGCTAGAAGATTATCTAACGAAATTATACAAAGTAATGTATTATCATTACCATCTTTACAAACACTACAAGTTGCTGAATTGGTTACCCAAAATAGAAGTTTGATTCAAGAGGAAACAATTCAGTTCTTATCATCATCTTGGAGTACATTTGAATATAATGAAGCTAAGTGTAGAAGAGATACTGGATATATAATTGATGCAGTTGTAACTGATTTCGTATATGGTGGTAATGAGAGAAGTGTTAATGCAGGAGAATTTTATTACCTGTACCCATCATCTGCTACTGGTTCTCAATTAAATCAAACTGTTGATGGTATTGAATACGCTCAACGATTAACAAACAAAGTAATAAACAATGTAACATTGGTAAGTGCTTCAATAGAAAGACAAACCGCTCATAGTTTATTATTCGATAATAGGGATTTAATCCAAACTGAAGTAATTTCATTTATGAGTTCTTCTTGGAGTAATTTCGAATATGATGAAATTAAATGTAAAAGAGATGTTGGGCATGTTATTGATGCAGTTGCAACGGATGTACTATATGGTGGTAATCAGAGAAGTGTAAACGCTGGTGAATTTTATTACCTATATCCATCTCAAGCAACCACAACGCAATCAGACCAAACAATAACTGGTATATTACATGCGGCTGGTTTAGCTAATAAGATAGTACAAAGTACAACGTTGGTAAACGCTAGTTCAGAAAAGATATCAGCATACACTACAATTTTAGATAACAAAAAATTAGTACAAAATAACGTAACTGAATTTATAGACCAATTGTATCCATACTTTACTTATGATAGAGTTAAGTGTAGAAGAGATACTGGATATATTGTTGATGCTATTGCAACCGATTTATTATGGGGTGGTAATGAAAGAAGTATTGTAGCTGGTGATTATTATTATAGATATCCATCACAAACAACTTCATTGGAGTTAACTGAAACAACTACTGCAATTGATTACGCTAGAGTGATGGTTAATAAATTAATCACTAATATTGATTTAGTAGTTCCTTTAATAACAAAAAATACAAATAGTAATATTAGATTCAATGATACTGAACAATATAGTGGTTCACTTTCAATTAGTGGAAGTAACATAACTAATATCAGTTCATCATTTGAAATGGTTAGTGGAATTATAACTGATGGAATAAAATCATTTACACCAACAACCGCAACATATGAACCTTCTAATGGTGATTTTGTAATGACTATACCAAGTCATACATTAACACCAACGAATGGACTTTACATCAAACCGGAATCATTCGTATTCACTTGTGATATGGATGGTAATAGAAGTGAACATAAGTTACCTTCAATCGGACAACCTGCTTACAATAGTAGATTAGGTATCCAATCGGTAACTGATAATACTGTTACTATAAATGTAGGTAAATCAGGTCCTAATGTAGAATTCAATCCAACTACTGCTTCATACGACCCATCTAATGGTGAGTTTGTAGTAAATGTTGGTACTCATAGTTTAAGTGTAGGTGAGGGTATCGTTATGAAACCTCAATCATTCGCATTCACTTGTGATATGGATGATAATCAATCTACTAAATCTTATCCTAGAGTTGGAATAGACCCATTTGCAGTACGTTCTTTACCAATTACTTCGGTAACCGATACTACGTTAACTTTTAATGTAGGTACATCTGGTCCAAACAAAACATTCACACCAACTAATGCTGATTATAACGCATTGACTGGTGATATGATTCTAACTGTTTCTGAATCATTTGGTTTAGGTGCTGGAAGAAGTGTTGTATTGGAAAATCAATCTATCGCATTTACTTGTGATATGGATAGTGATACAACAACTCATTCTTATCCGAGATTAGGTTCAGACCCTTATGCTGGAAAATCAATTGAAATTACTTCAGTTGGTACAACACAACATACTGTAACTGATTCAACATATACACCATCATCTGGATTAGTTAGTTTAACTATATCTGAACATGGGTTCTCAAACGGAGATTATATTAAACTTTCAGATAACTCATTAACGTTTAGTTGTTTATTAGATGGAAACGTTGTAGGTAAATCGTATCCAAGAGCTGGAACTGACTTCCCAAGCGGAAGATGGTTGGAAATTTCAAATGTAACAACAAACTCATTTGAAATCAATATAGGTTCTTCATCATATGATACACCACATACATTTGTATCGGCTGTATCTAATGGATTAGAAAGACAGGATGGAACGTTTACAATTAACGTAGGAAACGCTGGAAGTGCTTCTGGTTCTATACATACATTTGTATCAGCATCCAATGAAGCAGTAAAACACTTACCACAATCGGTTCATACATTTGTATCAGCATCCAATGGAGCTGTAAAACACTTACCTCAATCACTTCACACATTTAAGAGAACTGATGGTAATTCAATAAGTACGTTACCATATGAAGTAAGAAGTATTGATTCATTAATAAAAGTAACAAACGCAACTCAAACCACATCTTCATTAAGTGGAGGTGATACTCAGGTTGGTATTGTATCTGCTAGTATTAATATGATTAACGATATTATTAGATTAGGTTCTGATAGTATCCCATTCACTATTGCTAAGCATTTCCAAACTTCTGAATTAGATAATCCACAAAATATAACCACTGGTTCATATGTAAAAGTAAGTGGTGAATATGTTGTAACTGATGAATTGGAAATTGCAAGTTCTTCATTCAATCAGATAAGTGATATAATTGAAAATGGAACTGGTTCATTACCAACATTGGTAAGTAATGTTAATTCAAACATTAAAGTAACGGATGCAAATCAATACACTTCTTTAGTTACTGGTTCATCTGTTGAAATCGGTATTGTAAGTGATAGAGCTGGTTTAGTTGAAAATATAGTTACTAATGGTATTGGTGTAATACCAACAATGGTATCTAATAACACAAATATTTCTAACTTAATAAAAGTTGGAAACATAGAACAATATGTATCGGCTAGTGGTGCAGATAAGATTCAATCTAAAATTGTTTCATCATCATTTGGTATGGTGATAAATGGTTTAACAAATGGAACTGGTTCATTACCTACAATCACCGATTATAGTGAATTGGTAGATGCACCTAAGACTGTATTGGCTTACAATTTAATAAAAGAAAACATTGAATTCATAAAAGAGGAAACTATATTGTTTATGAGTTCTTCTTGGAGTACATTTGTGTATGATGAGGAAAAATGTAGAAGAGATGTAGGTTTAATAGTAAGTGGTGCAGCTGAGGATTTAATTTGGAACTCAAATTCAGCATCAGTTGTAAACACTAAGTTCTACTATGAATTCCCATCAGCAGCAACTGGTTCACAATTGAATCAAACTGTAACAGCTATTAAGTATGCTGGTAATTTGGTACAAAATATTGTAAGAAACTACGAATACACTACGGCATCGGCTGAGGTATCTGCTTCTTATGATTTATTAATAGCAAACAAAGAATTTATCCAAAATGAAACAATTGAATTTGTATCATCATCTTGGAGTGGATTTGATTACCCTGAATTAACTTGTAAGAGAGATGTAGGGTATATCGTAGATGCAGTTGCAACTGATTTATTATATGGTGGTAATGAAAGAACAATCACCGCAGGTAAATATTATTATGATTACCCATCAGCGGCAATTGTTGGAGGAGTACCATCGGTATCTCAACAAAAAGACCCAACTGTAACGGCAATCAATTATGTAAAAGGATTATCAACTGAATTAGTTGGTGGAAATATATTTGTAACATCATCAAATGAAATTGATTTTGTTTATGATTCAGTTAAATTGAATAGAGGATTTATCCAAAATGAAACTGTTGCATTTGTAAACGCTAAATATCCAAACTTACAATACAATGAAGTAAGTTGTAGTAGAGATACTGGATTCATCGTAGATGCAGTAATAACTGATTTAAAATATGGTGGTAACCAAAGAACATTAACTGCTGGTGAATTCTATTATAGATTCCCATCTAAAGCAACTAATGTTCAATTAGGTGAAACAACTGATGCAGTAACTTATATATCTGATTTAGTTAACGAAATCGTATTACAAAATACTTTAACAATTCCAACATTAACTAAGAATACTGAAAACGTAATAAAAACTACATCAGTAACTCAAACATTGGGAAGTGGTACAACTGAAGTATCTGTATTAAACGCTGTAAGTTCATCATTTGGTATTGTAATGGATATTGTTGTAAATGGAACTGGTTCGTTACCAGCAACATCTGAATATACATCATCAATTGGAGATTCTGAAACGTTAGAAGCTTATTCATTGTTAAAATCAAACATACCATTTATACAATCGGAAACTATTGCATATTTATCATCGTCTTGGTCAGAAGCATCTTACAACGAATCAAGTTGTAGTAGAGATATTGGTTCTATTGTTAGTGGGGCAGCTGAGGATTTACTATTTGGTTCAGTTTCATCATCTGTATTTAATGGAAAATATTATTATGATTTCCCATCACAAGCACAGGGTACTCAATTGAATCAAACATTGGATGGAATTCAATACGCTAGTAGGTTGGCTAACAACATAATACAAAGTGTAACATACGTTACCTCTTCAATAGAGAACGTTACATCACATAACTTAATTAGAGACAATAAAGAGTTCATTCAATCAGAATCAATCGCTTACATATCTTCTTCTTGGAGTTCATTCGGATACAACGAAGAAACTTGTAAGAGAGATGTGGGGTACATTGTAGATGCAGTTTCTACTGATATTTTATATGGTGGAAATGAGAGAAGTGTAACTGCTGGTGATTTCTATTATAGATACCCATCGAACGCTACAACTTCAGAATTAGAACCAACTACAACTGGTATTGAATATGCTGGTGATTTAGTAGAGAAGTTAATTGTAAATAAAATATTCGTTTCACCATCAGTTGAAAGAATTGCTGGTAATGAAACGATATTAAAGAATAGAGAATTTATTCAGAAGGAAGTTATATCATATGTTTCTTCTTCTTGGAGTAATTTTGAATATAACGAAGCGAGTTGTAGTAGAGATACTGGGTATATATTAGATGCAGTAGCAACTGATTTCCTATATGGTGGAAATGAGAGAAGTAGAACTGCTGGAGAATTTTATTACAAATATCCTTCATCGGCTACTGTTGCTGGTGATACATCTCCAAATGTAAACGCTCAATTATATCCTACTTTAGATGGTATAAAATACGCTAGTGGTATTTCGCAAGAATTGGTTCAAAATATAGAATTTGTAACAGCTTCAAATGAAGCATCATCTTCTTGGAACTCATTAAGAGAAAATAAAGAGTTTATTCAAAACGAAGTAATAGCATATGTTTCTTCTTCTTGGAGTGGTGTATTTTATAACGAAGATAAGTGTAAAAGAGATGTTGGTCATTTAATTGACGCAACTGCAACGGATTTATACTATGGTGGAAATGAACGAAGTGTAAATGCTGGTTCATTCTATTATTTATTCCCATCTGCAGCAACTGCAAAGGGAGTTCCTTCAACTACATCTCAATTAGACCCAACTGTTGATGGTATTAGATATGCTGGTAAATTATCAACTAAGGTAATTAAGAATGAAACGTTCTTACAACCATCGGCATCCGTATTAGTTGGAGCTGATTTGTTAGTTGGGAATAAAACAATGATTCAGAAAGAAACAATCGCATTCCTAAGTTCATCTTGGAGTGAGTTTGAATATAATGAAGCTAGTTGTAGTAGAGATATTGGATATATCATCGATGCAGTTAGAACGGATTTAGTTTATGGTGGAAATGAAAGAAGTGTTCAGGCTGGAACATTCTATTACTATATTCCTTCAGTAGCAACTACTGAACAAAAGCCACAAACAACTGATGGTATTGATTTTGCTAAAGGATTATCTGAAAAAGTAATCTTAAAAGAACAATTGATAAAAGCATCATTCCAAACTAGACAATCAGTTGATTATTTAAGAGCTAGTAAGCAAGAATTACAATCAATTGCAATTTCATATACAAATGGGGCATTTCCAAATTTCGAATATAACGAAGATAAGTGTTATAGAGATACTGGGTTTATCGTAGATGCAATCGCAACTGATTTATACTATGGTGGAAATGAAAGAAGTATTGCAGCTGCAGAATCATATTACACTGGTGTATATGGTTCAGCCGCAGAGGTAATTACCAACCAACAATATGAAACTGCAGATGTTAACCGATATTTACGAACTCAATTCCAACGAATTGTGAGAAACTCACCTTTAGAAGAATTTGGTTCATTAATTATTACAACTGGACATGATTTCTCATACGCTGGTGCTGGTGTAACTTATAAAGCATTACCTCCTAATCAGGGTGGAGCTGGTATACCTGACCCAACTAAAGAAATTACGGAAATAGCTGGTGGTAGAGTGTTCTTTACTTCAGGTAATGAACTTGGGGATTTTAGAATTGGTACGGGACTTGTAATTAATCAGGCAACTGGTACATTGCAGGGTAGAACATTCTCTCGTTCACTATTTTCATTAGTTACACCATTCTCTCTTGCATTGGAAGGGTAATAATTAAAAAGATAATATTTATATAGGAAAAAGACAATAAAATGGCAGATGTATTTGTACCGCTAAATGCGTTTAAATCGATTGTAACAACTCTGACCGGTGAAGATGATATTGTATATTCCACACCAAGTGGGGTTTCAACTATCGTTCTATCTGCTCAGATTACTAATAATAGTAATTCCAATACGGAAGAGGTTACTGTAAAATTAGATTCAAACCGGAAAATACCAGAACCACAATTACAAAATGTGGTAAATACTGGTAGTTTTTATAGTGCTTCGGCATTATTAGAAATTAATAGAACTTATATTGAAAAGGAAGCAGCAGCATACGTTGGATTCCAAAACAATTTACAAGATATACCATTTTCATTTACATCATCAATATTTGAGGAAAGAATACATACTACATTTGATGGTATTGTGTTTGATATCGAAAATGGTGGTACATTGAGAACGAAAAAAGCAGCATTATCATTTTATGATAAAAACGGAGTTAGTTTAATCATAGGTGATGCTCAATTGACATCATCATATGATGCTATCACTTACGCAAATACTCTAACCAATCAAATTTTACTAAATGAATCAGTAACTGGTTCAGCGGATGTACTTAGATTATATCAAACTACATTTACTCAATCATACGATGAAAGTATAGTTCCTGAAAGTGGTTCTATTTCGTTAATAACAGATTTACTTACAATAGTAGCAGATACTGTATATAACCCAACAAGAGTACCACAAGAAAAAATTGAATTTATTAGTAACTTTCCTATACCAAAGGGAGATTCACTATCACCCGTTGTGGCCGGAAAATTAGTATTAGAGCAAGATTTTGGGTTAGTATTTTCTGGTTCGGAGGATTTAAAAGTTGTACTTTCTATTTTGGAAAGTGCAAATGAATAATAGTTAAGTTGAAAAATAATAGATGAGTCAATTATTAAGCGGTAAGGTAAGAGTAGTTCGTCCGCAGGATGTATCGGATGATAGATATGAGTATTTATCGCTACAGGAAGCGGAACCTAATTTAGGTATTCCACTAAGTGGGAGTATCGCAAGTGGCTCGGTTGCACTTATTGCGTCAGATGTAGATGGAAATCGTTTATTTATCACTAAAATCCAATTAGAAGAATTTAGTGGTTCATTTAGTGGTTCTTTTGCAGGTGATGGTTCCGAATTAAATAACCTACCTTTTTCAAGTCAATTAATAAGTGGGTCTGCATCCGCATCAATAGCACCAAACACTGGATTCTTAGTAAACGTATCTTCATCATTTGATGGTGATGTGGATGTGAATGGTGATGTTAGAGTTACTGGTGATTTATATGTAGATGATAGAATAGTAGCTAGGGAAATCTTAGTAGAAATAGTATCATCATCGATTATATTCTCATCTGGTTCAAATAAGTTTGGTAACACACCAGACGATTTGCAAGAATTTACTGGTTCAGTTGGAATGAATGGTTCGTTAAACGTAGAGGGTGATATCTCAACAACTAATGTAACCGCTTCAATCGTATCATCTTCACTTTTTATCGGAGATGGTAGCCAATTATTCAACCTACCAGCCGCAGAGCAATCATCAAGAATAGCAGATGGTGCAGTAAGTGCCTCGGTAGATAACGAAACCGGATTTATTGTAATATCAAAAGAAAGTGGTTCACAATTCACTGGTTCATTATTTGTAAGTGGTGGTATATCACTTGGAAGTGGTAGTGTATTTAGTGGTAGTGG